AGAAGCGCGGCTACTCGATCGAGATCGGGACGGATGGGTGGCCAGTCGATCCTCGCCACCCATGCTACGGCAAGTCAGTGCCTCGATAGCGTGGCAGCTCGCTGCCAGCCGCGCACGAAAATCGCAGCGCCCGCTGCGTGTGGCGTGGAGAGACTTGCCTGCCTGTAGACGTTACGGTAGCGCGTCTATGCTCAGGAAGCTCTCCACGCCCATCCTATTGGCTTGGGTGCTACATTGGAGCCCCCCACATAGGCCATGTGTGTGAGTGGTGATGTGAGGCTGCGCTAGAGGTGTTTCGCATTTAAGTTGTAGTTTGTTTGTTTAGGTTGTGCTGTGCTTGGGTTCGATTGGGCGATACAACCTGGTAGGTTGTACAAAGTAGTCAAAACTGGTCTAGATTTGACTACGTTTGGCTACGTGACTACGCAATTATGACAAAGAAAGTGGCTGGAAGCCTAGTGATATCAATGGCTTAGCTATAGTACATTGGCTGTCTGTTGTAATGGGTTATTGAATGATATCAATGGGTTAGCAAGGGCACAAAAGTATACTGGACCTAACCCATTGAAATGATTGTTGTTTGTTCTTCAATTAAATCAAAGACTTAGGGGGGAGGGTCTAGGATGGTCAAGGATGAGGTCTTTTGGTGACCCCTTTGTCCAGTGAGAGCCTAAGCATTCCACCGCATGGGTGGCCTCGGCTGAGGCAGCGCGACCCCTTCTAAATGAGGGGGCCAGGGGGGAATGGACCAAAATTAGGAACTGACTACTTCGCGACCGCGGCGGCACCGGAATTTCCTTCTCTTTGCAGAAAATGACTACACGAAAAAATCCTTGAAAAACGAGCCTTTTTGGCCCATTTCCGGGGTTCCCCCCGCGAAAAACCTCGAGTTTTGGCCGTTTTTAGTGGTTTTTGGCCTGCCACAGTTGATCGGGCCTACCTATGGAGGTATTCAGTCTGTTGGGGTAGAAATTCCTTCTCTTTTCAGCCCCTTCGACCCCCCCTTAAGTGCTTGATTTTATTGAAGTCGCACTTATTTCGGGGTGACTACAAAAAACTACAGGAGTTTCCTATGGTTGAGCGTGGCAAGAGTGGAATGTACAACCAACGCAGGGTTGCAGAGGCCGCGGTTGTACCGGGGACCAGGGAACCCCCTCCCCCGGAGCTTAACGAGAAGGAGGCGGCGCACTGGAACACCATCATCAACCGGCTGCCTCAGGACTGGTTTAGCCCCGAAAATCACTGCCTGCTCAAGGAGCTATGCCGGCACATCGGGCACTCCGACGCCCTCTCAATCGACATCGAAAACGTGCGCAAAGAGCTGGCGATCCTGGCCGTTCAAGAGGCTGCGGATATCGAAGAGATCGACAAAATCGCCAAGGCGATCAGGCGCGCAACCGCCCTTTATCACGCCCTGCTCCGCCTGCAGGCGTTTCAATCCGAGCGCATTGGCAACCTGGCGACCAAGCTTCGGCTCAGTCAGCAGACCAGAACGGTGCCGAGCAAAGCAGCCGCCAAAGCGGCGGAGGCCCCTCTCGGCCTCAAGCCTTGGCAGGGCTGGGACCAGGCACCTGAGGCGCGCCAGTGATGGGCAAAAAAACCTCCTGGCTCGACAAGAAGGTCACGAAGTTTAAGGGGTATCGGCAGCTACCGGGGCGCAGAGCCGCCCTCCCTCCCCCACCTCCTGTGGAAGCCGCCGAACCTCAGCGGGCGATCCCTCTCAAGCGCCCGCCTCGAACGCTGCCAGCCCCACTGCCGCTGGAGGCGGTGGCGTTCGACCAACCCAAGGCGACTGCAGCGCACATCATCCGCTGGATCGAGGAGCGCTGCCGCGTCGCGGAAGGCAAGCGCATCGGCAAGGAGTTCCTGCTCGACGATTGGCAGAAGCGCGAGATCGAGCGCATCTATGACAACCCGCATGGCACCCGCCGGGCGATCCTGAGCGTGGCGCGCAAGTGCGGAAAGACGGGGCTGGCCTCCGTCTTGCTTCTGGTGCATCTCATCGGGCCCAAGGCGCGGCCGAACTCGCAGCTCTACTCGACAGCTCAATCGCGTGAGCAGGCGGCGCTGATTTTTGCTATGGCGGCGAAGATTGTGCGCATGTCGCCGATGCTGCGCGATAGCGTGATCATTCGAGAGTCCACCAAGCAGCTCTTCTGCCCAGACCTCGGCACGCTCTACAGGGCCCTGTCAGCTGAGGCCTCGACCGCCTACGGCTTGAGTCCTGTCTTCGTAATTCACGATGAGCTGGGCCAGGTGCGAGGCCCGCGCAGTTCGCTCTACGATGCGCTGGAGCTTGCGACTGGCGCTCAAGAAGAGCCGTTGTCGATTGTTATCTCGACGCAAGCGCCGTCGGACACAGACCTGCTCTCAGTGCTGATCGACGATGCGCTTGCGGGTAATGACCCGCGGGTGATGTGTCAGCTCTACACAGCGCCGATGACAGCGGACCCATTCGCTGAAGCGACAATCAGGCTTGCTAATCCTGCCTTCGGCACATTCCTTAATCCTAAAGAAGTCCTGTCGATGGCGGAGGACGCGCGACGCATGCCGGCGCGTGAGCCAGAATTCCGAAACCTTATTTTGAATCAGAGGGTGGAGGCGATTGCACGCTTCGTCAGTCCTGCGGAATGGAAAGCATGCGACGCGCCGATCGGCGACATCACGCAGTGCGACGAAGTCTATGGAGGTCTCGATCTCTCCGAAGCAGCGGACCTCACAGCGCTTGTGCTTATTGGAAAGATCAAAGGCGTGTGGAATGTGCGCTGCTGGTTCTGGTTTCCCGGCGAGAACATCTACGAGCGCGCGCGCATCGATCACGTGCCGTATGATCTTTGGGAGAAGCAAGGCTTCCTGCAGACGATGGAAGGTGCTGCGCTCAAATACGATGCGCTTGCCAAGCGCGTAGACGAGATTTTGAAGCAGCATAAGGGACTGAAGAAAATCGCTTTCGACCGCTGGAATTTCCCACAATTCAAGCAGTGGCTCACGCACGCGGGCTGGACTGAAACGCGCATCGAATCGAAATGGGTTGAGTTTGGTCAAGGCACGCAGAGCATGTCGCCGGCACTGCGCGAACTCGAGACGCGGATCAAAGATCGACAGATTGCACATGGCGACAATCCAATTCTCAACATGTGTATGGCCAATGCTGTCGTCGTCGGGACTAAAGAAGGCGAGACCAAAGACAGTTCGAACCGCAAGCTATCGAAGAAGAAGTCCACAGGTCGAATCGACGGCGCTGTGGCACTGGCGATGGCGGTAGGGATTGCGCCGATGGGCGCGAAGGTCGATATCGCCGCGTTGATAGGTTGAAACATGGGCCAGGGCGCAAAACCTGTTTGTAGATTTTGTCAGTTGCCTGTGGGCCTGCGGCAGTACAACATCAAAAAACTGCTGGTCTGGCTGCACAACAGATGCGTGGGTAAGTATACGCAGAGCTGGATGGATGAGTAACGCGCAACATCTGCATCGGCATGCAACGCATGCGTTCGAAGACTTCGAGCGGCTGCGACGAGATCGGTACAACGAAAAGCTTTGGCATTCGCTCTCACATCATCTGCGCCACGCGGTCTATCGCTCTGGGCTTGATGTGCCTGCTCGAATGAGGCGCTATGCGCGCAGGAGGACTTGATCATGCATGACGTGGTCTCAAGGACGCCGGCTAGGAAGGCGGCATCGCTGCCAGGGCTGCAGGGCAACACGTTTACTCGATTGCTCACAGCGCGCACCATAGCGAGCTTGACGCGGCGCAGTGCGGGTGAGGTCGCGTCGATCTTGTGGCCAAGTGATCGGCTCAGTGCGCAAATGATCGAGCGCGCTGCGACCGCGCCGGCAATGACCACTGTGACAGGCTGGGCGGCTGAACTGGCGCAGCGGCTAGTCGCTGATATGGTCGAGGCGCTCAGCGCGACCTCGGTTGGCGCGCAGATGTTGCGCGATGCGCTTTTGGTTAGCTTTGATAATTACGGTGTCGTCAGTGTGCCAGGTTTGATCGCCGACGTCACTGATGCGGCCTGGGTGGCCGAAGGCGATCCAATTCCGGTCAATCAGATGCCGGTAGCACCGGCCATCCTCAACCCCTACAAAGTCAGCTCGATCGCCGTGCTCACGCGCGAGATGATTGAAAGCTCGAATGCGGAGGCGTTGGTTGGCAATGCGCTTACGCGTGCTGCTGGCTTGGCGCTTGATGCTGTGCTGTTCGACGCAAACCCAGCAACGGCGGCGCGACCGGCGGGACTACGCAACGGTATTGCTGCGCTGACTGCCAGCAGCAACACCGATTTCATGGAAGCTTTTGGCGAGGATATTGCGACTTTGCTTAATGGTGTTGCAACCGTGGGCGGAGCTGGACCTTACGGCTTGATCGCCAACGTCGGACGCGCCGCCGGCATGGCAATGCGCTTCATCATGAACATTCCGAACGTGAATGTGTATGGCACTCCTGCGGCGGGTACAGCTTTGATGGCGGTGGCGCTGCCGGCGATTGCTGCTGCCATCAGCACTGATCCTGAGATCGAAGCGTCGAAAGCAGCGACGCTGCATATGAGCGACACGCCAGCAGTCGTGGGGCCGGCAACCTCAGCTCCGCATAAGTCGATGTGGCAGACAGATAGCATCGCGGTCAAAGTACGCTGGCCGGCTAGTTGGACGTTGCGCGACCCGCGTGGCGTGGCGTGGCTTACTCCAGCATGGAAGTAATCGATGATGAACCAGCATCACTTCGCGCAATTCGAGCCGCCTGATCTGCCGCCTGTGTTGGTAATCGAGGCGACAGCGAAGGGCTGGCGTGGGCTCACTGCAGACGGTGAACTTTTGAACGTGGAGAGCGCGAGCGGTCATCCTGTCGAGATACCGACAGAAAAAATTGGGGTAACGCGCGAAGGTGTGCCGATGGGCTATCGCGCTGTGCCTGCGCGTACTGAGCCAGGAACGATCGACGATTACACTCGTTGTTTTGATTCGGCTGTGCGTCTGATGAAGGCCAATAGGCTGGACATGGCGCTTACGTCAATCGAAGTGGCGATATCGTTCGCCTCGACGACGACGGCGCGGTTCAATCGAGCAATTATCTTGTTGTCACTGGGGCGATGGGCTGAAGGCTTTGCTGAGTTCGAGAACTGCGAACTTGAGCAAATGTTCATGCGTCCGATGTATCGCGAAGCGATCGAGCATGGGTTCAAGCCGTGGAATGGCGAGGACATCAGAGGCAAGCGTCTTCTGCTTCTGCACGATCACGGTTTCGGCGATAGCATTATGATGTTGCGCTTCGTGCCGCATCTGAAGGCGGTGCTGGGCGCGGAAGTGATCTTGATGCTGCCGCCTGAGTTGCGGCGTCTGGGGACGCAAGTGGGCACTGTCACTGCCAACAGCATGCGCG